TAAAGTATGTTTATTAATGCATACTCAACCTGTCGAAGAACATGGAACGGATTTACCAAGAACAATTGCAGAATGTTGTTCACCTGAAACAAATGTAGTATTTGCACCTAATAGATATTCCGAAGAACAATTGAACTATCTTTACAATATGGGTGATGTAACAATTAATGTAGCCTCAAACGAAGGATTTGGATTAGCAACTGCAGAGTCAGTAATGGCAGGAACTCCTATCATTGTAAATGTAACGGGTGGAATGCAAGACCAATGTGGATTCGAAATAGATGGTAAATATCTAACCGCAGAAGACTATGTTAAAATTGGTTCTTTAAATGATAAAAAACAATATGAAAATACTAAACACGGTGTTTGGGTTAAACCAATTTGGCCAGTTCGTTCAACAACAGGTTCAGTTCCTACTCCATACATTTTTGACGATAGAGTTGACTTTGAAGATATCACTCCGTTGATTATGGATTGGTATAAGATGCCAAAAGAGGATAGAGATGCAGCTGCATTGAAAGGTAGAAAGTGGATGTTAGGAGAAGGTAAATTAAGTAGAGAAGCAATGTGTCAATCATTAGTAGATGGTATGGAAGGTGCATTTGAAAATTGGAAACCAAAACAAAAATTTAAGTTAATAGAGTTATAATATGAAACCAACATTAGTATTTCAAGCACCAGTAGCAACAAGAAGTGGGTATGGTGACCACGCGAGAGATTTATTACATTCTCTTTATAAATTGGATAAATTTGATATCAAAGTTATTAGTACTCGTTGGGGAGTTACTCCAATGGATGCATTAAACTATGATAAACCATTTCATAAATGGATAGTGGATAGTATCATACCGGGTATTGAACAAAAACCTGACATTTATATTCAAGTTACAGTTCCAAATGAATTTCAACCATTGGGATTCTATAATATTGGAATTACTGCAGCAATTGAAACTACCCATTGTGCATTAGATTGGGTACATGGGTGTAATCGAATGGACTTAATTATAGTACCATCTGAACATTCAAAGAAAAGTTTAGTAGACACAATTTATAATGAAGCCGATAAACAATCTGGTCAATTAATTAGACAACATAAAATTGAAAAACCAGTTGAAATTCTTTTTGAAGGATTTGATGAAATGGATTTTGCAACTGATGACATTGTAAATATTTCGGAATTGGATGCAATCAAAGAAGATTTTGCTTTCTTATTCGTAGGACATTGGTTAAGAGGTGATTTAGGTGAGGATAGAAAGAATGTGGGAATGATGATTAAAACATTCGCAATGGCATTCAAAAATGAAAAGGTTAAACCAGCTTTAGTTCTTAAAACCAGTTCAGCAGGATTTAGTGTGATGGATAGAGAAACTACTATTAAAAAAATTAGAGAAGTATTAGGAAAGGATTATAAGTCTGTTCCAATTTATTTATTACATGGTGATTTGACCCCATCGGAAATGAATGGGTTATACGAACATCGAAAAATAAAAGCAATGTTAAACTTTACAAAAGGTGAAGGATTCGGCAGACCTCTTTTAGAATTCAGTTTAACAGGTAAACCTGTAATTGTTTCTAATTGGAGTGGCCACATAGACTTCTTAAAACAGGGTGCAGTATTATTAGAAGGTGAATTGAAACCAGTACACGAATCTGCAGCTGACCAATTTTTGTTAAAAGAGTCACAATGGTTTAATGTAAATATTTCAAAAGCATTATCTACAATTAAAGATGTTTATAAAAACTATGACAAATATAAAGTTGAATCATTCCAATTAGGTAAACAAAATAAACAAAACTTTGGCTTAGAAAAAATGACTAAATTGTTTGATGTTATTTTAAATCAATATGGTATTTATACTAAAATACAACCAAAGTTTCAACAATTACAATTACCAAAACTGAAAATGTTAAATAAATAATGTATTCAAAAGTATACCAAAGATATGTAAAGGCTAAAAAGAAAGTGACAGACCCTCTTAGAACATTAGAAAGAGGCCACTTTTATCAACTATTGGAATACGATTATATAGATGTAGAAGATTCCAAAACTTGGTCATCCTCTACTGCACCGATAATATATGTTTTATATGTTTCATCAAAAGAAGATTTGGTACACGCTATAAAAATATCTGATATCAATCCATTAACTGTTAAAAGATTATTTGGTAAATTAGTTGATGAAGCTGATACTGAATTAGATTTGGGAAAAAGTGCAAAAGCAGCTTATGAAAACAAAATAAGAAATATGAAATTTTTCTCAAAGAATTTTTATAGAACATATAAATTATCGGGTGTTAGAAGATTGATGTCTTTAGATATGGATGTTAGTTATTTAGTACCACAATCTAAAGCCAAACTAAAAAATATTAAAGATGGATATGCGGTATATAGTAGAACAAATAAAAAGAGAAATATAGATACAAATCCAAAAGATTAAAATAAATAGTTATGACATCAAAAGAATTCGTTATTTGGTTAAAAGGTTTTACGGAAGGAGTGCATGAATTTGCAATTACTCCAAAACAGTGGGATTACTTAAAAGAAAAATTGGCAGAAGTTAATGATGGAACTCCGATAGGTGAAGGTGGATGGGGAACACCAAATACTGCACCAATACAAACATTACCATTTATCCAACCACAACCATACAATCCATATAATCCATTTCAAATAAATTGTGGAAGTGGTTCATCGGGTACAACGATTACAACAACACCCAATGTAGGTGGTTCAATTACAATTGCTAATCCACCATTTGGATTTGGAGTGACATCAACTACATATCGATATCCAAGTGGTTCTGCATGGAGTTATACAACATCAAACGAAAAAGTATTTTAATGAAATTAAGTTACGCAATAACGGCTTGTAATGAAGTCGAAGAAACAATTAGATTAGTAAGTCAGTTGTTAAACTACAAAGAAGAAAATTCGGAAATAGTAGTTCTATTAGATACACCAAAAGCTCCTACCGAATTGGTAGAATATTTGGAATTACAAGGTAATGCAGATAAGATTACTTTGATTGAATCTGAATTTGATAACGATTTTGCACATTGGAAAAATTTCTTAAACTCACAATGCAAAGGTGAGTGGATATTTCAATTAGATGCTGATGAATTTTTAGAACCAGATTTGATTGTAAATATGGAGGCATTGTTGGAAGCAAATACTGATAAAGATTTAATATTAGTTCCTCGTATAAATACGGTAGAAGGTTTGACACAACCACATATAGATAAATGGAAATGGAATGTAAATGAAAAAGGTTGGGTTAACTTTCCAGATGTTCAAACCAGAATATATAAAAACAAAGAAACAATAGGTTGGTCTGGTAAAGTACATGAAAGAATTGGAGGATTTGAAAATTATACAAACTTTCCATTTGAAGAAATATATTGTATCAAACATCCTAAGACTATTGAAAGACAAGAAAGACAAAACAATTATTACGATACTTTATGAAAATAACATTTATATATGATTATAAAGATGGAGAAGTTTGGTCAACCCCAATGGCCTTAGTAAATGAGTTTAAAGAAAGAAGTTGGGAAACTGAAATAGTACCAATTACGGCAAATGATGATTCGGCATTACAACTATGGATTCAACAAGATATTCCAACTGATATTGTATTATTTATGGATTGGGGTAGAATTGATTCTAAATGGTTGGACAAATCATTAAAACCCAATGCATTTTGGATTCAGGAAAGTGGTGATGACCCACAAAACTTTGAAAGAAATTATCCTAAAGCAAATCGTTTTCATTACACAATTACACCGGATAAACAATCTGCAATTGAATATAGAAATAGAGGTATAAATGCAGAATGGGTAAATCACTTTGCAGATACCAAAGTTCAGTTTCCAATGAATTTAGAACCGGAATATACTGCAGTAACGACACGAGGTGTTGGTAATTCCGAATTTTTAGATTATATTACAAATTGGGGAGAAGGTGCAATTGGAAACAAAAATGGATTAGGCCCGAAAGCACACACCGAATTTCTAAATAAAGGATTGGTGGTTATTCAAAATAGTAGATGGGGAGAAATTACTCGTAGATTATTTGAAGGAATGGCTTGCGGTAAATTAGTTATCACAGATAGGTTGCCCGATGTTAGAGGATTGAATGAAGTGTTTGTAGAAGGTGAAGAAATTATTTTATACAATGATATGTTTGATTGTATTGAAAAAATAAATTACTATACTGAAAACGAAGAGGAAAGAGAAAGAATCGCACACAACGGAATGATGAAAGTATTACATAATTATACACAAATACAAATAGTAAACAAATTAATAGAAAAATATGAAAACTTTAGAGGAAATTTATAATGAAAAATGTGCGGATATTCATTCCGACATATTCGAACATTTACCAACATTAAAAAGATATGCAGAAGAATGTGAACATATAACCGAAATGGGTGTTAGATGGGTAGTATCAACATATGCATTGATGATGGGTAAACCAAAAAAATTAATATCAATTGATATCGACTCAGTTGAAAAACATGGAACTAAAATATCCGACTTAGTAGAATTAGGAAACTCAGTTGGAATAGAGTTTAATTTTATTGTTAGTGATACTAGAAAAATTGAAATTGAAGAAACCGATTTATTATTCATAGATACATTACACAATTATAACCAATTAAAAATTGAATTATAATTACACGCCGATAA